GAGGTCATGCACCGCCAGTTCGAGGAGCTGTCCGGCCATCCGCTGCCCCGGCGCACCGACCCGGGCATGCCGCCGGATCCGTTCACCGCGTCGAAGACGAGCAAGCCCGACCTGCTCGGCCACTTCACCGCGGCCGGACGCCGGTTCTTCGATCAGCCGCTCTATCACGGCACCCGGACACCGCTGGAGCCCGGCGAGCATCTCACGGTCGGGCAGGCAGAGCAGTACCCGAACAATCCCGACATCCGCACCGACCCGTACGTGCACGCCACTACCGACCCGGCCGAGGCGTACCGCTGGGGGAACCGAGCCAGTTCAGGCCAGGCTGCCGCGCGGGCAGAGGAGCTGGGCCGCACAAGGCGCCTGGGCCCTGGCCAGAACGAGGATCACGCCTATCCGTCGCGGGTGTACCGGGTCCGCCCGACTGGCCACGTCGAGCCCGACCTGGAGTACGCCGATACCGAGCACGACTCCTACCGGTCGGCGCACCCGATGCGGGTCGGCGAGGAAGTACGCCCGCTGAGCTGCTACGCGGAGGAGTGCGGCAACGCCGAGCACTGGCCGGACCATCCGCATTACCCGTTCCTGAAGGCCGAGCAGGATGAGGAGGACGAGCGCTACCGCGAGCGGCACGGCATGCGCCGCCAGGCCATCACGGGCGAGGAGGCCGAGCCCGGCCACTCGATCTGGGCGTACCCGACCGGCGGCAAGAGCCCGGTGGCCGCCGAGGTCTACAAGAACATGCACGAGCGCGAGCCCGGCGAGCACGGCGAGACCTGGTACCACGGCGTGTCCTACCACGGGCCCTACCACGTCATCCGGCACCCCGACACCCGGGAGGTCTGGGTCGTCGACCGCGAGGGCCGCGACGCCAGCCCGGCGCCGGAGGAGCACAGCTACGGCAACCCCGAGCGCGACGGCAGCTGGAAGGAGGACCGGGCCTACGAGCACTGGCACGACCTGGAGAGCCAGGGCCCGGACGCCGCCCGGATCGGAACCTCGGAACATCCCCGGTTTTCCGAGGTGGCGCGCGAGCGCACGCCCGCCTTCCCGCATTCGCGCATCGACCCGGAGGACGAGCGGCGGGCCGAGCGCCCTGACGCCCGGGTGCACGAGCCGCAGGGGCACAGCCCGGAGGATGAGTGGCACGGCCCGTACGAGGTCGTGAAGCACCCGGGCACCGGGGAGTACCACGTCGTCGACAACGCGGGGCGGCACGCGCCAGGCCGCACCTGGCGGGGCTTCGATACCCAGATGCAGGCCGAGCGGTCCCGCGACTACATCGACCGGCGCCAGCAGTCCAAGGACCTCGGCCGCCAGCTGGCCAACAGCATCTACGACAAGAGCATGGAGATCCTGGATCCGGGCGGCACCAAGGAGAGCCGCCAGTCCGAGCGCAACCAGGACCGCGGCGAGGCGCTGATGACCCGGTATGCCGGCGGCCGGGGCAAGATCAAATTCGACCCGGACGACGAGGGCGGGGCGCCGTACTACGAACGCGATCATTACCTGCCGGATGGCAGGCCGTCTGGCTGGTATGCCAAGCACTACGGCGGCCCGTTCGCCGAGATCTACCACCGCGCCACCGGCAGCGAGTCACACGAGATGCTCCGGTTCCCCGAGCATCCCGAGGACGAGGGCCGGAGCATGACCCCGCGCCTGCACCCGGACTTCGACGACATCAGCCTGGGCAAGGCGATGGACTGGTGGCATGGGGATACCGAGGGCGGCGCCCGGGAGCACCTGGAGCAGACTGACCCCCGGATCCAGCGCTGGAAGCGGCGCCGCCAGGCCGGCCGGGACCCGTACGGCAACACCTACACGGCCGCGGGCATCCCCCGACAGGTCGAGGAGCGCTGGCCGCGGGAGGGCACCCACTGCGTGAACTGCGGCGTGCCGTTCACCAGCGAGGAGTCCGACCCGGAGCACCCGGAGAACTGGCGCGACGTCTACGCCTCGCACCTGTGCGTGGAGTGCGCGGCGCCCCGCAAGGTCTTCGAGGGGACCCCGATCGGCAAGCCGCCGCCCGCCGAGGTCGACCAGTACGGCGGCGAGGGCGACCCGAGGTACTCCCGCGAGTTCATGCACACGATGATCCCCGGGCAGCGGATCCGCCGCTGGACAGGGGATGACCCGGTGAGGCAGTCGCTGTCCGCGCTCCAGCACGAGGAGGCCAAGCGGTACGCCGAGCCCGGCGACCACCCGTGGTTCCAGGCCAACCCGCCGCACAAGGACAACATCAAGGCCGCCTGGTACGACACCACCCAGGGCGAGCGGGACCAGGGCAAGCGCTGGTACCCGGACGCGCACCTGGTGGCCACCGCGATCGCGCACGGCGACTCGGCCAAGGGCGCCGGGCTGCTGTCGGCCTACTCGCCGCGGACCAACTGGCCGGCCAACATGTTCAACGCGGCCCGGTCCATCCACGAGGGCCGGGCGATGGGCACCCGCAAGGGCGACGGGCCCATCATGAGCATGCACTGGAAGCCCGCCGAGCGCATCCTGGCTGGCGAGCACCACAGCCAGGTCTTCAACCCGGACACGGCCGCCAAGACCCGGGCGTTCGCGCACCTGATCGAGCACGGCGGCAACACCGAGGAGGACCTGGCCGCGGGCCGCGGTCACGTGGTCATCGACCGGCACGCCATGTCCACCGCGATCGGCCGCCGGATGACCGACGAGGACACCATATCCGCGCCGATCAAGCGGGCCCGGTTCTACCATCACGTCGAGCAGAAGTACCTGGACGCCGCCGACGAGATCTCGACGGAGACCGGCTCCCGGGTCACGCCCGAGTGGCTCCAGGCCGCGGTGTGGCTGCGGCAGATCCGCAAGAACAACGAGGAAGACTCCGATCTCAAGCGCAAGTTCGGCGGCGGCGGGCGCCTGATGCGCAACAAGAACGACCTGCGGCGCTGGGAGCAGTACGCCCAGGAGCATCATCCCGAGCTGTCGGAGGAGACCATGCACGTCGCATCCCTGAGGCGCCAGGCGGCCGACCCGCCGCTGCGGGTGCCGCCGTCGGTGGACACCCTGCGGCCCGAGGCCTGCCCGGTGTGCGGAGACCAGGACGTGTTCAAGGGCCAGCGCTGCCCGGTGTGCGGCTTCGTCGCGCCGCCGGACATCTTCCGCGACCCGGACATCGACCAGGCCCGGCTGAACCGCGCCGAGCTGGAGGAGGGCAAGGTCGAGTCGCCGTACCCGGAGGGCCCGGCCGAGGAGGAGCAGATCGGCTCCGGCACGGACGCCGACGGTCAGCTGATGCACCCGGATCAGATCACCCCGAACGGCACCCCGGGCGTGCAGCCCGAGGACCAGGTGCCCGGCCAGGGCCTGCTGGAGCCCACGGGCGAGGAGGACGAGCTGGCCGAGCCGGGCGAGCTGGACGAGAACGGCCAGCCGGTTGAGCCCGAGGAGGAGCAGCTCGAAGGCGCCGAGGCGCAGGAGGCCGGGGCCGAGGAAGAGCAGCAGGGCGAGCAGCTGGAAGAGCAGGGCGAGGAGGAGCAGGCCGCGGGCGCAGGCAGTGAGCAGGGCGAGGAGGAAGCCGAGGAAGAGGGCCTCTCCCCCGGGAAGGAGCAGGACGAGGATCGCAAGCGCCGTGGAGGCAAGATGGGCACCAAGCGCACCGCGGAGATGACGGCCGTGACCGCGCAGGCGCGCACCATCGACGTGCTGCGCCGCGAGAACGCGATGCTGCACGCCGGGCTCCGCTTCATCGCCGAGCTGGCGGGCGTCACCCCGGAGCTGAACCAGATCATGCACCAGGCGGACCTGGCCAACCCGGCCCAGCCGGTGCCGGACCCGCCGCAGGAGCCGCCGACCCAGAGCACCGAGGAGGCCCTGGCCTCCGGGGCGCCGACCGGCAGCGGCACGGGCGAGGCCCGCGGCCCGGGGCACTCCGAGGATGATCCGTCCCGTCCCGGCACCGCACCGGGCTCGCTGACCGCCGTCCCGGCCGAGCAGACCACCACGGCGATCACCCCGGGCGTGGAGATGCAGACGCCCCCGGCCCGCCAGCTTGTCGACGTCACCGCCCCGGTGCAGGGCACCAACCCGTCCCAGGACGGCGGCGTGCCGATTGAGCAGCGCCGGATCGAGACCGACGTGCGGGTTGACCCGGACCCGCTGAAGGCTTCCGGGCCCGGCATCGGCGGGGTCGGCACCGACGGCACGGCGTTCCCCTGGACGATGGCGGGCCGCCGGGCTACGGGCGGGCCGGCCAGTCCCGAGGACGAGCGCGGCGCCCGCACGTTCGCCGCCATCCGGCTGGCCAAGCTGCGCATCACGGCCGGGCTGACCCGCGGGGACGAGCTGGACGTGGCCACCGCGATCGAGCGGGATGCCGCCCTGGACCTGCGCACCATCGAGCACGAGATCGGCACGCTGACCCAGGTGGCCAGGGCCGCCCCGCAGGGCCAGCCGCGGTACCCCAGGGGCATGGCGCCGCGCACCGCGGCCAGGTCCGCTCCCTCGTTCGCCGGGGACCCGCAGCCGGCCATGGCGCTGACCGCGAATTACGCCGTCGGCGACACGGACGACTCGGACCTGTTCGTCGATTAATGGTTCACTGAACCATTGACAAGCGAGGGAGGCGGCCCCCGACGTTGATCGCCTCCCCCGCCTGCCGAGCCGGGCATTGCCCACCCGTGCCGATCCGTGCCCTTGCCTGCGCTGCCGCGCGATGCCCCGCCGAGCTGCGCCTTGACGTGCTGAGCGATTCCTGCCCCGACTTGCCGAGCCGTGCGGTGCGATCCGTGCCGACCGAACGGCGCCCAGCCGAGCCTTGGGCTGCCTCTGCCTGCCTCACAATGGCATGCCTCGCCCCGCCTTGGAACGCCTCGCCATGCTTTTCCGGCCGAGCCGGGCCGGGCTGCGCTAGGCCCTCGAAGCCACGCCTAGCCTTTCCTGCCTCGCCCAGTGCCGCATCGCCGTCCACGCCGTGCAGCGGGGTGCCACGACGGCCGCACCTTGCCTTGCCCTGCATTCCGCGCAGAGCCGAGCTGTCCGGACGGTGCCGGGCCAAGCCACGCGATCCGATCCCGTGCCGGGCCCTGACGTATCAAGGAAGATAGCACATCGCAGAGCATGAGGAGGGCCGATGCCCTGGAGCGTGACGATCAAGACCGGGCTGAAGGACGTGGTGCTGCCCAACGGGCTGCGCTACCAGGCCGGCGACATCGTGGTGCTGAGCGACGACCAGATCCAGCTGATCTCCAAGACGGCGATCGCCAACCTGTTCACCGCTGCCCCCACCGCGGTCTCGGCCACCTGGCCAGCCGGGGCCTCGTGACAGGGCCCGAGCGCGACTGGGGCAAGGTCTGCTACGAGGCCTACGTCAACGACATCAGTGAGGCCGAGGCCGTCCTGCACGACCGGCTGCGGCTGGCCTGGGAGGTCCTGACCGCCACCGAGCAGGCCCACTGGCGGGCCGCGGCCCGGGAAGTGCTGGACCTCAGGGAGGCGTGATGGCGGACTTCTCGTTCGTGACGGAGCGGCTGGCGACCGGCGCGGCCATCACCGGGCCCGCTGACGTGACGGCGCTGCATGCCGCCGGGATCACGCACATCATCGACTGCCGTGCCGAGTTCAGCGACGCCCCGCTGCTGGCCACCTCGGGGATGGCCTACCTGTGGAACGGCACCGAGGACGACGGGCAGCCCAAGCCGCCTGCCTGGTTCGCGGCCAGCCTGGTGTTCGCGCTGCCCGCGCTGGCCACCGCCGGGGCGAAGGTGTACGCGCACTGCGCGGCCGGGGTGAACCGGGGCCCGTCGACAGCGTACGCGATCCTGCGGGCCTTCGGGCTGCTGCCCGCCGCCGCCGAGGCCATGATCCGCGCGGCCCGCCCCCAGGTGGGGCTGGCGTACAAGGCCGACGCCGACTCCGCCGTCACGGCGCTCGGCTACGACTGACCGGTGCACTCGCCTTCGCACCAGGGGCACCAGCTGTCGTCATCGACCGCCAGGCTCAGGTCGACCAGCTCCAGCAGGAAGATGCGCCATTCTCGTTCTTCGTCCATGCATGAGAGGTCCCTGAGCGCCTTCTGGCGTGAGCAGGCGCGCGTTCGCTCACGGAGAAGTCTCAACCTTCGCTTGAACCTCCCCCCAGAAGTAGCAGAGGACTGCATCTGGCTCAGCGCCAGCCCCGGAAGAGGCAGGACGAGGCGAAGGAGAACTCAGGATGATCCGCACTTACCTGAGCAATGACTACATCAAGCGGACCATCAGGCCCCTGTTCGCCTGGACCCAGGCGACGCCCAAGCCGGTGTTCCTGGACCCGAACTGGACCAGGGCCGTGCCGGTCTGGCCGGGCATGGGCTTCATCCGCACGGGCGGCGACCTGGTGACCCTGGCGGGCGCCAACAGCACCCAGATGAACGGCGCCACCATGCAGGGCACCGCGGGCACCTCGAACAACGGCTCGTCCTACCTGGTGGCCACGCAGACGCTGCCCATCTACGGGCTCGGCGCGCTGTACGTCGGCGGCGACGGCATCGACGAGCTGCTGTACGCGGGCATCAACGCCTTCGCGGTCTGGGTGCTGACCCCCGACGCCGAGTTCGAGATCCTTGCCCCGGCTTTCGACCCGACGGCCACCTGGGCCGACCCGACTGACGGCTCCGGCTCGGTGCTGGTGGGCTGCTGCACCCAGAACGCCTCCGGCGCTGCCGGCTCGGTGGGCGGCGGCACCGGGGCCCTCCAGGGGCAGCTGGTGCCCTGGTCCAGCTCCGTGTCGATCTCCGCCCCGGTGGCCCGGCTGCTGAAGGTCAACTCCAGCACCAAGATCACGATCGGCGGCCTGGAGCCGTACAGCGCGGCCCTGCTCGCCTCCACCTCTGCCAGCTTCGCAGCCGTCGGCCGCGACTGACCTCACAGGGACGCAGGAAAGGACACTCAGATGACCGAGCTTGCCACCGTTGCGAACGGGCAGCTGGCGCCGGCGGCACCGCTGGGCGGCCTGCGTCCCCGCGTTGCCTCGCGCAAGAGCGACGACTACGTTGCCCAGATCGAGGCCCGCCGGGCGCGCTCGGCTCCGCTGACCCGCGAGGCCAAGGTGCGCAAGATGGCCTTGATCCTCTCCGACGAGCTGCACGGCTTCCGCCGCCTGGGCGTCGGCATGGTGGGCCCGATCCAGCTGAAGCTGAGGTACCAGGGCATCGTCCGCAACGTGCTCGTCGAGGACCCGGTGACGCCGGGCACCCCGGTCGAGTACGACGTGTGGGACGACCTGGGCCAGGCCTACATCCTGAGCGGCACCGAGGGCGAGGTCCGGGTCACGCCCTTTGAAGGCAAGCGCATCCCGGTGCGGTTCTTCCGCATCGCGTCCCGCCCGGCGATCCGCAAGGAGGACCTGTTCTACCTCCGGATCAATGCGGTCGAGCAGGCCCAGGACGAGACCAAGCAGGCCATCCTGAAGCAGGAGGACGCCCGCCTGCTGGTTATCCTCCAGGCCGCGGTGACGGACTACGCCACCCGCCCGGACCACGTGGTCACGCCGAACCACAACATCACCGAGGCCTCGGGCTATCTCACCCCGGGCAGCCTCTACTCGGCTGTCGCGATGACGGACCTGCACGAGCTGCCGTCCGCCCGGCTCATGATCAACCCGTTCGACTTCCGCGACATGTACCGCTGGGACATCAACCAGACGGGCTGGGCCTTCAAGGACCGCGTGGTCGCCGGCGAGACGATCACCAGCTTCGGCGAGTTCCAGATCCAGCGTTCCATCATCGTGCCGCAGGCCAAGATCTTCCTGACCCCCGAGCCCAACTTCCTCGGGGTCTTCCCGGTCCTCTACTCGCTCGACGTCGAGGAGAACCACATGGTCGAGGCGTTCTGGAAGGGCTGGGTGTTCGATGAGATGGTGGCTATGTCCATTTTGAATCCAAGGGGAATAGCCACGATCACCAAGAGCTGACGAGGGTAGTTGACTACTCTTCTCGCGCAGATAGCACAGGAGCGGGCCCCTTCGGCTGGGGGCCCGCTCCTGTCGTGTCCGACGCGTCGAACAGGTATTGCCGGCTGGTCACGCGCAGTCACATCTGCTTGTACTTGCGGCGGAACCTCTTGCGCTTGATCCCGGGCACCGCGGGCAGCAGCACGTGCTTGGCACGGTGCTCCCCGGTGTTGCCGTCGTAGTCGGCCCGGTGCTTGCCCTTGGGCTTCTCCCTGCGGTACTTGGCCTTCAGCGGGATCTCGCGGGGCCCGCTGGCCCCGTCCATGATTCACCTCCTCACCTCACTCGGCGGGGCGGGCGGCCACGGACGGCATGGCGTACGACCTCCTGATCGCGGTACCGCAGGGCGCCCGGGGCTTCGGGACACCCGGGCGTTCGCTTGCCCGGCCAGGGTACCAGTGATTAGGGTTCATTGATTATGGCGAGACTCCCCGGTGAGCAGTTCCTCATCCAGCAGATGGACGGCGTGGTCATCCTGTTCGAGGAGGGCAGCGAGCGCGAGATCGTGCGCATCCCGCTGTCCGTCCCGGTCGACCCGCACGACCCCGAGAAGGGCACCAGGCTCAACGCCGACGGGTTCGCGAAGGCCCAGAAGACGATCCACGACTCCGAGCTGAGCGACGAGGACAAGTGCTTCGCGCATTTCTGGTGCGGTTATTTCTGGGCGCACGCCGGCGGGCTCCTGGAGGCCTGACGTGGCGGCCGTTTCCGAGACCTGCGGCGACCGGGACTGCGTGATCTGCTACCCGCTGGTCACCAAGACCGGGCACGTCGTCACGCCCGAGGAGCTGGAGCTGTGGGCTGAGGAGGCCAGGGCCGGGTACGAGCTGTAATGCCGCTGATCCGGTGTCCGGCCTGCGGCGGGCGGGATCCTGCGATGAAGGACTGCGGCCGGTGCGGCGGCTCGGGCACGATCTGGCAGGAACCGCCGAAGAAGAAGTGATCACGCCCTATAATCCTTGATATGCCTGAAGCCACGATCGTGCTGTACCTCGGCCAGTACCTGCCCTACGGCCGGGAAGACAAGCCGGGGAACTGGGTGGACCTGTCCCGGTGGGGCACCCCCGAGGAGGCCTGGGAGCGGATTGATAACTTCCGTAAGCCCTTCGACGAGCACCCGGACGTTATCAAGCCGGAAGGCTACCGTGTGGTCAGGCGCACGATCACCGACGAGGCAGCGCCCGACCCGCGGCCGAAGCCTGAGGAG